TTAGAAGAAGAGGAAACAAACATAATAGAGGAGTAAAATTATGGCAACTCAAGTAGGAACAAGTGGGGTTGTAAAATCTGGTGCTAATGCGATAGGCGAAATCACAGCATTTACGCTTAATCAAACTATGGACACAGTAGAAGATACAGCTTTAACAGACTCAAACAAATCCTATAAAGTGTTAAGAGGAGACGCAACTGCAACTGTAGAATGTCATTTTGATAATGACGATACTGCTCAAGAACTTCTTGTAGTAGGTAACACAGCAACTTTAGAATTATATCCTGAGGGTGCTGATAGTTCAGATGAATATTTTACAGGAACAGCTATTGTAACAGGTAATGATGTTTCAGTATCAATGGATGGAATTACTAGCAGAACTTTCTCTTTCCAATTTACAGGTGGAGTAAGCACAGCAACAGTATAATAATTTGTGGTAGACAAAATAGATTTTTTTGAGGGAGTCAAAAACCATTTTGAGTCTCTTGAAGTAAAAATAATTGAAGTTCCTGAGTGGGGTCTTGAGGGCGAAAAAGCTATGTATGTAAGACCTTTTACCATGAATGAGAAATCAAAATTATTTAAAGGTGCTGAAAGTTCAGACCTAAATGTATTGGTTGATGTAATTATACAAAAAGCAGAAACTAAAAGTGGCGACAAGATGTTTGATTTATCTCATAAGCCTAAGTTTAAAATGAAAGCTGATACTGATGTTATTTCAAGAGTTGCTACTGAAATTATTTCTCAAGATAGTCTTTCTGACATTAAAAAAAACTAAACTCTAATCCTGAGTTCTTTAACATCTTAGCTTTGGGAGAGAAGCTACATATGTCTGTGAGAGATATATTGCAAATGCCTGTTTCAGAGTTTAATATGTGGATTGCATACTTTAGTTTGCAAAGAGAAAAACAAGAACAAGCTGAAAGGCTACAAAAAAAATAATGGCTACAAAAAAAGTAAATATTGACATTATTGCTAAGGATAAATCCAAAAGAGCATTAAACACAGTAAGAGGTAGTCTTGATAAATTAAAATCATCAGTATTCAATGTTCGTAATGCTTTAGCTGGTCTTGGTGCTGGTTTAGTAATTAGAAATCTTGTTAATACAGGAAAACAATTAGAAAATTTAGAAACAAGGTTTAAATTTTTACTAAAAAATGCTGAAGAGGGTGCAAAAGCATTTGATAATATGTCAAAATTTGCTTCCAAAGTTCCTTTTTCACTTGAAGAAATACAATCAGGTTCAGGAATATTAGCTACTGTTACTGATAATGCTGATGAACTACAAAAAATGTTAGAGATAACAGGAAATGTAGCGGCTGTTACAGGATTAGATTTTAGAACTACAGCAGAACAAATACAACGATCTTTTAGTGCTGGTATAGGTGCGGCTGACCTATTCAGAGAAAAAGGTGTTAGAAATATGCTTGGTTTTCAAGCTGGTGCAACTGTATCTATAAATGAAACTGTAGAAGCATTTGAAAAAGTATTTGGTAAAGGTGGACAATTTGGTCAAGCTACAGACGAATTAGCAAATACATTTGAGGGAACTCTCTCAATGATTGGGGATAAATTTTTTAATTTTAAAAGAACAATTTTAGAGGCTGGTTTTTTTCCAGAGTTAAAAAGACAGTTTAAATCTTTAGATAATTTTTTAGCAGATAACTCAGAGAGTTTTGATATACTTGCAGAAAAAATAGGTAGAGGTTTAGCTAAAGCAGTAAAGAAAATTTCTGATGGTTTTATAACTCTTAAAGAAAATGCTGATTTAGTTGCTGGTGCTTTTGCCGCCATAGTGGCTGTCAAATTGGCTGGAGTTTTTACCACCGCAACTTTTGCTTTGGCTGGTTTAACAAAAGGAATGAAATTATTTAATTTTGCAACAAAATCAAATATTATTTTTGCATCTGTAGGAGTCTTTGCCGCTACTTTTGGTTTGTTGATTGAAAAATTTAGAGAATTCAAAAATGAATTATCAGATGGAACTTTTGCCTCAGAACATGCTGGAAAATCAATATCTGAATTAAAATCTGAAATAAACAAATTAGATGAGGCAATTCAATTTAGATTAAATAGTGGTCTTAGAAATTTTAAAACAATTATGGCTGGTCCTGAAATACCTGAGTCAGGCAAATCAATAAATATGTTACAAGATGAAATTAGATCACTTGCTGAAGCATTACAACTAGCCACAGAAAATCAAGAACAATTTAATGTGGCAACTGATAAAGGAACTGAGAATGTTAAAGATATATCAGACGCAATTAATCTGGGTTTAGGTGGTGGATTAGATGGAGTAAATGCAGAATTATCAGAATTTATTTTGATGTTAGAAAAGCTAGACGATCAATCCATACAAAACAAATTTATGTTTGAAGATGCCTCTTTATTTGCAAATACTTTTGACCAAAATTTAAAAAAGACAGGTAAATCGCTTGTTGACTCAACACAAAATCTTAGAGATTTCCAAGATGAATTGAGAGGTCTATCAACTGAAGAATTAAAAAGTTTTGAAAGTGCAGAAGATAAAAAAATAAGAATAAGAAAAGAAGCTGAACAAACAATTTTTAGTAATACAAAATCATCATTACAAGCTCTAAAAGGTTTGAATAGAACAAGTTTTGAAGCATTTAAAAGATTTCAAATAGCTGAAGCTACAATCAATGCAATAAGTGGTGCGGCTACTGCATTTAAAACTTTTGCTGGTAATCCTTTTATGGCTACATTTGTTGCGGCTAGTCATTTAGCAAAAGGTATGGCATTAGTTGCACAGATAAAATCTACAAGTTTCAAAGAAAAAGGTGGTCCTGTATCTCAAGGTAAACCTTTTATTGTCGGTGAAAAAGGTCCTGAAATGTTTGTCCCAAATCAATCAGGTAATATAATACCAAACAATAAAATGGGTGGTAGTCCTGTTGCTGTTACATTTAATATCAATACAGTTGATGCTAGAGGATTTAACGAATTATTAACTAATAGTAGAGGGACTATTGTTAGTTTGATAAATAGTGCTGTTAATGAAACAGGGAGACAAGCAGTAGTATGAGTGGTGCATTACCTGATGTTGATTTTCAAGCTGTTAACTTTCAAAGTGAACAAAGAACTTTGCGTAGTACAACAGATAGTGGCAAAACTTTTCGTAGGCAAATTGATGGTCAAAGATGGACTTTTACTCTTAGCTATCCATTGAAAACAAGAACTGAGTTTGCACCTATACAGGCTTTCATAATAAAACAACGATCAGGAAAAGAAAATTTTACAATTACTTTTCCAAGCTATTTTAATGCTCAGGGTTCAGAAACAGGAACAGTAAGAGTCAATGGTTCACATACTGCTGGAGATACAACAATAACAGTTGATGGTCATGCGGCTGATACTGCTGGTTCTTTCAAGGCTGGAGACTTAATAAAATTTGCAAATCATTCAAAAGTTTACATGATTGTTGAAGATGTTACACCAAGTTCTAATGCATCAACACTTACTATAGAACCACCTCTTAGAGATGCTCTAGCTGATGATGAACAAGTCAATTATGATAATATAACTTTCACAGTTCATCTAAATTCTGATGTTCAAGAGTTTCCAACGAACACAATAGATAAAGATAATAATATTTTAATTAATTATGAGTTTGATGTTATTGAGAGTTTGTAATGGCAAGAGGATTATCAAGTTCTGTAAAAACTGAGTTAGCTACAGGTAATATAAGACCTGTTCATTTAATAGATATAAATTTTGCTACACCACAATATTTAACTGA